CTCTTACTCTTGATTTTGAGTTCTTAAAGTCTTCAGTTAGAACTTTAGCCCATTTGATGTGACCAAATCTATTTCTGTAATTATAATTCTTGATGACAATTCCTTCACCTAGACCTTCAGTAATAAGCCAATCACCTGTTTTATCAAGATATGACTTAATAATGTCTTCAGTTGGATTTTCAAGTTTTGCAATAATAGGAATAAATTTAATGTTCTTAAATTCTGCTTCAAATTCTTTTGAGTAAACATCATAGTTGATATAACTATCAGTGTCTGCATCAAAGATGTCAAACACGTAGAGTTTTCTCCATGCATCTTTATTATATTTAGCAAGAGTGTGTCTAACTAGCCATTCACCATAAATGATGTGACTAGAATGTCTTTTCAAATAGTTTAAAACATCATTGTATTCATCTGTGTAATCTTTACTAGACACAGTATTTAGAAAGCCTGCATTATCCTCAGACACACTTAGTTCTCTTTTTCTTGAGCCAAAGCCTAATGTCTGGTCATCTTTCAACCAGACACAGGCATTAGTTCCGTCAATCTTATAAGATAAGTAACATGTTCCAGATAAAATACCTTCTACATCTGTTGTTCCTAATTTTTCAATGTGTTGATATGTTTTATAGTTCATTCTATTATTCCTTTCTAATAGACCATTTAAATATCTAAATCAATACTAACATCAATAACATCATCATCTTCAAAGAAAAGAATCTTTTGTGATGGTTTGTTAAATAGTCGTTTGCTGAGAGCATACTGCTCAGTTCCCACAATTGAGCCATTGATGAACACTCTCAGTCCTTGATATGTCTTCATCTTCTCAGCATGATAATGAGACAAAAGAGCATAGTGAATAAATCTATTTGTCGCACCAATAAAGTTTTGAAATACATTGTTCATTGAATCTTGATGTCCGTGAGCAAATACAACTGTCTTTCCATTAAGAAGATTGAATGTTCCGAGTCCATCATCTAGATTGTCGTGCATGAACTTAATCTTACTGCTCTTTAATCTTTCTTCAATGAACCAATCAATGATTTTATTAAAGTTTTCTTTTTCAATATGTTCTTCTTTACTCGCCATTGCTCTTGAGTGATTATCAACTACACTTCTGTAGACAACCTCAGGAGCACATTCTTGAAGTCTATTAAGTGCTTGAGATAGAATCTCAGCCGCCTTCATGATTTGTTCTGTAACAGCAAGCCCAACTTCTAGTCTAGCATTTGTATGAATGATGCCATGAATCATATCACCCATGTTAAGAACAGTTAGTCTGTTAATCTTATGTCTTTGACAATATTGAATTGCCTTGTCTACAAGATGAGAAACTCTTTTGACAGCAATCTCCGGATTGTAAGTGTTGTAGAAGTTCTTACAATTAACTCCCATGTGCATATCAGATAACATTAGAATTGCCTCTTTAGTAATATCTGAGTCTGTTCTCTTAGGACATTCAACATTTGATAACTCACCTAGATTCTTCATTGCATCAAGAAGACCTTGTTTGAATAAATCAACTCTGGCCTCATCTCTCATTGCTCTTCTATAGTAGTTTAATGTGTCTCTTGTCTTAGTTTGTTGAATATACAATGCACGAGTTTTTTCCTCAATTGTATCAGTGACATCTTCTAACCCAATTTCATTGACAGTCTTATCAGAAAGTATTTTAGGATTTTTTGGCAGAGTGTTGTTTTCCATCTGACGATACTTAATCCAATTTCTTAAGGCTTCTCCCGTTTTGGAAATTCCTAGAATTTCTGCTAGTTCATTCCAATTTTTGTCTGTGTGTAATAAAGCCTTGTGAGCAACACCTATGGCAAAAATTTCCTCCCCAGTATACTCACCGTGTTTCTTATTGAACGAGTGAATATACTCGTAAAATTCGTGTTTTGTCATTAAAAATTCTCCAATTTCTTTGTATTTTTATTCTGCTGATAAAATCTTTTCAATTGCCTCATTGTAAAGAAAAGATAACTTCTTATAGCGTTTAATAACACTGTCAATTTGAAGTCTTAAATCAGCATTTTCTTTGACTACACGGTCAAAATCTGCTTGAGTAATTTCTTTCTTTTCAACAACTTGTTCAACTTGCTTCATTTCTTTTTCCATGATTTTTCTCCTTTTATTTTTTAGTCTTCTTCATTACTTATATCTTCAATGTCAATTACATCTTCTCTTGCTCCGGGCTCTGAGATGAAAGACATTAATGATTTAATTGCATCTACAACTCGCTCTTTTGAATCTCTGTCTAATGATGTTGCACCTAGATTTATATTAACCTCATTCTTTTGCTGATTGATAATCAATCCAGAAGTTGTGTCATCAAGTGTTCCTAGAGTCTCAGTTGTCTTTTCAATAGTAGTCAAGATTGTTGTCATAAATGTCAGCAAATCTCTATTACTAATTTCATCTGGACGATTTTCAAGTCTTTGTAGAGTTTGATTATTTACCAGGTCTACCATATCATAATACTTTATCAATCTTATGATATTCTTTTTTGCCATGTGAACCTTAAATAGATGTGTTAAGTCCTTTAACTTAGAAGGATTCTCTTCTGCTATGATTGCATTTACAAGATTGGTGGCAGATGTATCTAGTGATAAAGCATTAATCTGTGACTTTGGTTTAACTATATCATGCTTTTTCTTTCCCATGTTTATAATAGTTCCTTATATGTATTTGTGATTCTTGTGACTAATGTCATTTCAAGTGTATCTTGTAATAAGTTTCTCTTATTAACAATGGTATTCTTCACTGCTACCTCAAGTTCTTTGCTAGGTATAAACTTATATCTTACATTCTCAGAATTAAGTTCTAAATAAATTGTTCCAATTCCAATGTCAATCTCTGCAAATCTTTTTTGTTCAAGAATAGATTCTTCAATTTCATCGCTGATGCAGTATACTGCTTTTTCAACAAGTTTATTTAACACGCCATCAGGAATAGTTGTCAACTTAGAAATATCTTCCACTAAATTACTCATCTTGCTTTACCTCCTCTTCTTTCAAAAGCCTTAAAACTGCTTTTGGGTCCTTTGAGATTAGATATCTGCAGGTATCTTCAAGATTACTAGCGTATTTCTGAAGAGCATTGTTTAGTTTGCTTCTCACAGCATTTTCCATAACATCTGTTTGATAAACTTTATCCATCTCACTCTCTATATACAATAAATTTCTTTTGAACATATTATTAAAATCTTTTGAAGTCATATTTGTCTAGAATGTCGCCAATAACACAAAAGCAGTGTTTAACATCTTTCAGTTTATTTTCTTCTAAGTCAATCATTTTTACCGCTTTGTTGAACTCAATATTCTCAAGTTTAACATATTGATATAGCATCAATGCTTTAATGACAACCTTAAACTCACTCATTGTTGGAACTGTGATTGTTGTTCCACCAAAATACTCAAAGAAATTTAGCAGACTATCTTTCTTTAAAACATATGATAGTTCACTAAGAGTTGCATATTCAGGAACATCTTTCATCTTGTAAATTGCAAACAGCATCAGTGAGTATATATCATTAACCTTTAATGCATTTAATTCTTCCATCTTCATTAGTAGTTCTCCTCATAATTATCTTTATTAGAGATTGCTGTTGCCATAATTCCTTCTAACTCTGAATCAGTTAGACTGAATGACTTTTGAGTGTCAGTTATCTCATTCTCAATATCTCTTCTTATTTTATTAGTGAGAATTCTAACATAGTCCTTAAAAGAATCATCAAGATGCCAAGTCATCACAGCATCCTGTCGCTCTCTCTGAAGACTCTTGATATATAAATCTTCTTTATCAGCACTGTTACTCTTACTTGATATTTTTTTAATTTTATCATTGCTTAGTGTCATGCTATTAATGAAGGTAAGAAGACATGACATATACAACCTCTTGCTCACTAATATGTCATTTTTATATGGTGTATCTTTTATTCTATTTCTTATAATTCCTGGAAGTATTTTAAGTGTGTCAAATACTGCCTCTACAAGTCCTTGTGAATAATCTTTTTGAATGTATTGTTTTGTCATATTCACAAGATTTTCCATTTGACCTTCATCAGCATAGTTATATGTCTGAGCAAAGTTTTCTCTTTGATAATCAACCTTAAGAGGATAAATGGTTGCCTTAGTATAGTTTAGTATTGATTTAATTTTCTTCTCAGGAAGTGTGTCAGCACATGTGTCTTTTGAAGGATATCTAAGATAAAGTCTTGATGATGAATACAGTGCAAAGATGTCATAATCATCAAAGTATTTGAAGTATCTTCCCTTACTGGCCAGCATGTAACAAATGTGATACAGATACTGATAAAGAATGTTATCATCTCTATCTGCTTTATAGATATTTGCATCGAAATATATGCACATATCTGTATACTTCATGTTTGGTTTCTTGTATGTCATTCCCATTATTTGATTTTACTCACTCCCTTCTCATCTTTTTCTACATTGATTTCACCTTCAAATAGACCTTTAAGCAGTTCAGTGTGATGAGTGATGATAAATACACTTTCAACATCTGTGAGTCTGTTAGAGATTAGATTGATGACCTTGTCACATCCTTTTGCATCAAGATTATCTGTAATCTCATCAAGAACTAGAATGTTACTTGAGAAGTTTAGATATTGACACAACATGTCTCTAATTGAGAATTGAATGATTAAGTCTACCTTTTGCTTTTCTCCACCACTTAAGTTTTCATAATCTTTTCCACAGTATGAAATATCAATGCTGTTTCCATTTAACTTAAACTCAATCTCATTGGTCTCAAATACATAAGAGCAATATTCCTTTGCTTTAACATTAATGAAATCAATAACATGTGTCAATAAAAAGCCTCTGAAGTCTCTCTTGACTAATGAATTCATTTTGTCCACAGCAATAATATGAGAGTTCAATATATCACTCTCTTTATTAATATACAATATTTTATTCTTGACAGAACTTATTGACTCTTGAATTGACTTAATTTTATTCTCAATTTGTTTTTTATTAACTTCAAAATTACTCTTATTGTTCTTTAGTTGTAAAATCTCAGACATAAGAGTGTTCTTTTCTCTTGTTAATGAATTGATTGTATTGGTAATTGTTGTAATGCTATTTCTACTTGCTGTCAAGGTATCTCTTAATGATGTCTCACTTTGTGCATATCTTGTGTTAATCTCATTGACTGCACTGTTATAGACAGTTGTTAAATCTCTTTCCTTTGCTCTTTCCTCTTCCTGTTGCTTAATAAGATTTGCAAGAGTTGTCTTCATATCAGTTGTATCAGACTTATGAACATGTGGAAGTTTTTGACCGCAGGTTGGACATACATCTTTAATAGAGTCAAGTTTTAAAATCTCATTTCTTAAATGAGCCTGCTCTGATTCTATTTTTGTAATACTAACTCTTACATTAGAAACATTTGTATTGTAGGAATCTTTTAATGATGAGATTTCACTTGATTTAAGATTTACTGTGTTTAGTAATGACGCATTAATTTCTAACTGCTTTTTATTTTCTGCACTAAGTTCATTTCCTATATGTTCACTATTTTCATCAATTTTGTGAATTTGAGTCTCCTTAGTTAGAATGTCACCATCAAAATTAGGCATAATCAAGTAGTCAGATAATTTAGCATTCTCTTTATTCAATTCCTCAGTATACATCTTTTGCTGAGTATTTGCTTGAAGTAGGTCATCTTCAAGTGTTCTTTTGACTGTTGCAAGTTCTCCACTTCTCTTAGAAATTCTTGCTTTAATGTCTTCAATCATGAAATCAGATTTAGACAGTTTCTCAAGAACTTCTTTACGACCCAAGGGAGTATTATTTGTAAATCTATGAGGTAGTCCTTGACCTAGAATAATGACACTGCCAATTAGAGATGATGTCATGTCAGGAATATACTGCTCTAAAAGTGCTTCAGACTTTCTTACACCATCACCTGACCTGTCTTCTCCATTGATAAATATCTTTAGGTCTGCACCTTTTTTACCATTGTAGTCTTTGTATCTGATGATTCTATACTCATTCTCATCAATTCTAAATGTCAATTCAACAAAACAGCCTTCATTGACAAAGTTGATGTTGCAGATGTTACTGCTAAGACCTTGAATTGTTTCACCTGTAAGTGCCCATGAAATAGCACTCCATATTGAAGACTTTCCAGAGCCATTACTCAGTGCGCCATCTTTGGGATTCTTATTTATTCCTGATACAAGAACATATCCTTTATTGCGAAAACTTAGTTCTGCATCTCCAAAACTAAGAAAATTATGAATCTTTATTTTTTCAAATACAATGTTTGCCATTACATAACCACCTTATTTAATTCTTCCTTTAGAATTTCTGGAGATACAACAGATGCGTCAATGTTTGTGAGAATGAAGTTATAGAACTGACTCAAATGGTCTGTGATGTTTAAACTCTGCTTAACTTCTGTTTCATCTACACTATCTTTAATATCTTTATAGGAAATGATTCTATGCTCAATTATGCTTGGCAAAGATGCTATCACTTCTCTTGCTCTGTCAATTAAAGATTCCTCACATCTTAGTGTTATTATAGCATTATTTTTTAATCTTGTCAAGAACTGTAAATCTCTCTCTTTAGCAATTTCCAGTTTATAGAAGTTGAATGCGTGTGGATTTTCAATGAAATCAAGTTGTAAAGTTTCAGTATCAAGAACACAAATAAGGTGTGGATGCTTATGTGCATCTTCACCGAAGTTTTGTCCTGACAGAATACCAAGATTTAATATTGATTCTTTATCATTGAGAAACATTCCATTATGAATATGACCATTGATGTATAAATCTGAGTTTACTTCAATTTCTTTCAAATCAAATCCATCTGTTGATGTGTATGCACCATACTGAACATTCTTTAAATCATTATGAGAGAAGATGATTCTATTCTTAACTTCTTGTGTAACAAAGGTGTTAGGCTCTTCAGTGTCATTCCAATAATCTAAAATTGACTTTCTGTTTTCTTCAAGAATATAAGGAAGAAATAAGACATCAGTTTTATAACTAATTAATCTTTGTGGTTTATCTACGATGACAAAGCCATCATTGTTTAATGCATTTGTTGAATTATATTCAAGAGTTGAAACAGTTGACTCATGATTTCCAACAATAAAAAAGTGTTCTTTTACACTTCCTTTTGCCCATTTGATTCTTAACAACGCTGATAATTCTTCAGCGTTTAAATCAGGTCTGTCAAAGAAATCTCCTAGACAAACTACAGCATCACAATTATTTTTTTCTGCCTGTTCTTCTGCCCAATTGACACTTCTAATTAGATTCTCTAGTCTTGTTGAGTATTCTGTTCCTCTAGACCTTACAATGCTTGAGTAGGTGCTCCAATGGACATCACCATATACCAGTATTTTCATAGTTCTTCCTTACTTTGTGTTGACATTATATCTGTCATTTACAAGATGAATTTCTTTTGTTCTTGGATTAATTTCACCTGTTTTAACTTGATGTCTATATGCTTGTAGACCAATCATATACTTATTGTCCATAAACTGTGACCACTTCTTATATGATGAATCATCAAAATAAAGTTTTGCAGTATTTTCTTGTCCATGATGCTTTGTGCTGTTATAATTCTTAATAAACATATCAGCAAACTTATCACTAATGCCTAATGCATTTGCATAAGACCAGTTATCAGTTCTTGTTGCAAGTGAGATTGTATGACCTGCAACATCTCTAATCAAACAATACTTTCCCTTGATGGTGGTAAGATATTTCGCAGACTCTCTGAATCTGTGATTCTTATCTTTATGAGAAAGTGCGAGTGTGGTCCATCTTTTATGAAACTCTTCAATGTCTTTAAATGTAAACACTTTGTTTCCATTATGTTTAGTTATATAAACAATTTGAGTTCCCTCAAGAAGTTTTCTCAACTCTTCTTTGGCCTCTATTCTTAAGACAGAAAATGATTCAACTTCATCACAATCTTTTGTTGTAATCTCAACAACACAATCCTTAGTTCTAATGGCTAACATAGTTATCACTAATCCATATAGTAGATTAATTCATATTCACTGAATGGACTTGAATAATCTTTATTGTCTTCAAATACACCACGAACACTATATTCCCATTTGTTTTTAATGTGTTCATATTCATCAATCATCTCATTGATTCCTTCAATATGATTATCAAGTTCCTCAATGTCTTCTTTCATCTTCTCATAAACATCAACTGACGCAACTTTTGGCATCATTTCATTTAACATCTTAATTTGATTTTTTCTGCCTTCAAGTTCTTTTAGAAGTTCTTCAATTGTATGTTCATAGAAGTGAATAATTTCATTCAACTTTTCAGAACTAAGAATCACATAATTGCCATACTCTTTTTCTTTTGCAAGTTGCTCATCAGAAATACCCTCATGATTAACTTGTTCTTCAAACAATCCTTTTCCTCCATTATAAACAAGAGAAACTTCTCTTGACAGTTCTCTTGTAGGAGTTGTTGAAAGCCACATTAAAGTAATTGCATCTTCATGAGATTGTCCTTTGTGCTTAAGTTTAATTTCAATTTGACTGCTCATATTGTTCTCCTTTATATTTTATATTTTGAATCAAAGAATATTAATTAACAGATAGTCAATAATCTTGTCATTGGGAAGATTGCCACTCTTTAATTGATAATCAACAAGTGTAATCATGTCAAATATCTTTATTAGTTCTGTGTTAGTGAACTTTCCTAGATTATATTTGATTGCACTAAATTGTTTTGGATTCATTCCTAGAGATTCTGCGGTTGCATTAGCAGACATTTGAATATCTAGAATATTCTTAAATGACTTGTAAAGAATTGAGACAACACCCATGGGTTCTACATCTATTGTTTCAATTGTTTCTAAGATGTTTTTTGCTGTCTTAATATCTCTCTTTGTAATTGCATTTGTGAAGTTGAAGATAGTGCTAGAATTTAAATCACCATAAGCATCTTCTTTGTTAAGTAAACTAAATATTTGTCCCTGGTCTTTCTTATTAAATATTTTAATTTTATCAACTTCATTTGATAGTCTGTAAATATCTTTAGCAACATCACTGAGCCAGTTTATCTCTTCATTTGACAGTCCAGGAAGATTCTTTGCTGTGTAGGCTCTAATTTGCCATTGTTGTAGTTTTGGTATCTCAATTACATATTGCTTCATACCTTCAAGAACATCTACATCAATTGATTTGCATATGACAATCTTATTGTTTAATGAATCAGACCTAAATTGTTTATCAATCTTGTCAATATTCATTACATACAGACTATCATCTTCACCAAAAATGTCAGATGTGATATCATCAAGTGATTCTACATACACAATAGGCTTTTTTTTAAACTCACTGATTGCCTCAACATATTGTCTAGCAATAAATGGAAAGTCAGAATATTTTAAAATGAGAAAAGAATCATTAAGAGTTTTATCTTCAATGTTCTTCTTTAATTCAATAATATTCATTGTGTTCTCACTCCTTGCCAAAGTGCTGATAAGTAGTTCTCAACAAGATGCTTTCTATTGAGTCTTTTGTCACGCATCTTTTTAACATATTCAACAGTTATATTATACAAGATTAAAATCTTCTTATCATTAGTTGTTTTAAATTCATTCAACATGACATGAGTTAGCATATTGAAGAAAAGTTCAACATCAAACTTATTGAACTCATCTTTGTAGTTAAGTTTGTCTGAAATGGACAGTGTATTAGGATATGATGCTATAGAAGTCTTCTGAACCATTTTGGTGCATAAGGTGTGTAAGTCTGATAGATTTATCATTGTCAGTGCTTTAAGTTGACCAGGAGTCAGGCAAACACTCAATGCGAGTTCTTTATCAACATTGATGTCTACAAACTGTTCCAACACGCTTCTTGAGTATTGTTCCATTTCAAAAATAATGCATCTATTCATGATTGTAGGCAACAAATTAACTCTGTCTTCTGCAAGAATAATAATGAACGAATATTCAGAAGGCTCCTCTAGAAATTTTAGAATCATATTTTGTTTTCTATCATCAATCTTAGATGCATCAATTACATAAAGAGATGGAGTAACTCTTGCTGAGATATTGTTGATGAACTCTTGAGATATTTGTTCTGTAATGTCTATTAACTCAAGTTTGAATTTGTCTGCAATATATGAAGACATTAAATGTTTACCTGAGCCAGATGCGCCAAGCATAATAACTGATTTTGGATATGTTTGATATGTATAAGAATTGATTTTAGATAATAATTTTTCTTGACCTAATATTTTCATATGCACCTCTATCTACAAAGTTGAAGTAACATAATTTCAATGGTTGTCTTCATATTTGAATCATATTTAATTGTATTCTTAATGTTTAATACCTTATCAGTTAAGTTGTTAAAATAAGCACGATTATTCTCAATGCCTACACAGAACTTCAAATCTTCTTCCATTGACAATGGTATCATGGTCACAGACATATCTTTGAATAGACAGTATTTTGCAAGGTCTAAGGAGAAGTTTAGATATTGTTCTACAAACAGTTTCAAGTCATTTCCTGAATTATAAAATGAATTGATAAGATTGATAACAATTTGTTCTTGACCATCAATGATTGCATTTGTCAATTTGAAGAATGAATCATAAGAGTAGTTACCAAGTGCCTCTAGAACATTTTGAATTGATATATCAGTTGAGTATCCACTACACTTGTCAAGCATTGCCAAAGCATCACGCATGCCACCAGAACTGATTTTAGAGATGTAGTCAATACTTTCTTCATAGTTAATGTAATTCTCTCTTAAACAGACAAAACGAAGTCTTTCTTTAATCTCTTGAGTATTAACTTTAGTTAGATTGAATCTTTGAACTCTATTTAAAATAGTTGCAGGAATCTTTTGAGCATCAGTTGTGCAAAACATAAAGATTGTATACATAGGCGGTTCTTCAAGAACTTTTAAAAATGCATTCCAACCTGCTGTTGTAATCATATGACACTCATCAACAATGTAGATTTTATATGTAGAATCAAGAGAGCGTTCAACTGCACCTTGAATAATCATTTTAACATTATCAACACCATTGTTTGACGCACCATCAATTTCAATTGGGAAGCCTTGATATTGATTAATCTCATTAGCAAAAATTCTAGCGAGAGTAGTTTTACCTGTTCCACTAGGTCCACTAAAAAGATAAACATTCTTGAACTGCTTGAGTTCAAGTTGTCTCATTAGAATTTTCTTAATTGATAATTGTGAGCAAACTTCTGAGAAAGTCTGTGGTCTATATTTTACTGCTAATGTTTCATTCATGTGTTGTATCTCCTTATGTTATAGTTTCTGAATAATCTCTATACCATCAAGAGGCACCCAGCCTGACCACATCTCATTCAGGTCAGTGTTTGTATTGATGTTATATGCTAGACCAGTTATTTTTATCATCTGACCTAGCACTCTTATAACTTCACATTTGTAATGAGTGTGCTTTGGTATACTTCCTTGATTCCAGTTTGATGCTAATAATGAGTTTGCGGTAGGATTTAAAACACTCGCACTTATTTCAATTAAATAATACTCACCTTCAACAATCTTTACTTCTTCATACTTCTTTATTGATATATAAGTTGTGTTATCATCAAAGGGGGGAATCTTTGCTGTAACAACTTTTTGCAGTTGTTCTTTTACAATCTTATTCATTAGAAAACTTTTTCATCAATATAGCAGGCAACTAAGTCGGCCATATGAAGAAGAAGTGCAAGGCTGTATTTGGTGTAGATTGTTGGAATAATGTTTTGTGAACTGTCTGCCCCCATTCCACCAAGATGATTGAGAATGGCACTACTTTCTTCCACAGATAGAGGAAAGAATGAATGAGTAATGAACTCACTGTTTTGCTCATGATTTCCATAAATAAATCTTTCACCGGCTTCACGAATCTTAAACTCTTCTCTTTGTTCCCATTTGCCTGTATCTTCATTCTTGACATTTCTCATGAATGTTGTAAAGTAATTTGCCTTGCCAATATCATGCATCAGAGCAACAATTTTCAAAGTATTCTCAGAATAAATTGATTGCATGACAACGTGGGCAGACTCAGGAATATATTTTCCTTCTTCATCAACTTCCCATTTCTTCTCAGGAATCAATGCAAACATGTCCGAAAGTTTAACAAGATTCTCATATACACACAAACTGTGGGCACATAATCCACCAGCATAACTTCCATGATATCTAGTTGTTGCAGGAGCAGTGAAAAAGTCAGACACTTCCAGCCACCTAATAAGACCTTGAATATCAGAATCTGGAACAGTGATTGATGAAATCAGTTCAAGATATCGCTCTTTGTTTCTAATCATTTGTTCTGTCATATTATTACTTCCTCTCTAGTGAGTTATACAATTTTATTTATCTTCTACAGACAATGTAATAGAAGATTTTTTAGTGAGCATTGAGCCTAGTCCTTCATTAAGCATAGTGCTTGTCTTCAATTCTTTGTTCAGAAGTGTTGCATTAATACTCTTTGTGATGTAGGAGTTCATATTCTTCTTTTCAAGCCATTCTATCATTGCAGGCTCATCATTGTATGTAACTGTGACTTTTGTAGTCAGTTTGGCGGTGATTCCTTCTTCAGTGATAAATGTGGTCTGATTCAGGGCATCCATGTCATTGATAATTAAAGGCTTCAATTCATCCATTTTATTCTTGACCTTATCAGCCAATTTTTTCAACTTTAGATATTTTTTAACATTTTCTTTTAACATAGTATTTTCCTCTTTTCTTTCTATCTATACATATTATATCACTTGTTGTGAATAAAGTCAAGTGTTAAGGTTTAAGTTTCTTTTGATAAGAACTAATTTTTCTCATCTTGCATTTAATCAATGGATTATCATTTACATTGACTTTGTATTCATTGATTAAAAGTTCAATAAGTTCTGTTGCTGTTTCAATAAACTTATTCTTAACTCTATCAACATCATTTTGAGCAAGGGCTCTGCTCATGTTGTCATTTGCATCTTTAATTTTGTCATAGGCATCCATTAAAATAAGAGATGATACAATCTCATTGTTTGGATTATACTGAATATTTTTATCAGTTCCTGATGCAACATAAGACACAAAAAGATGATGTATCTCAGCAGGAACATCTTGGGCTCTGTATAGACCACACATGATGCTGTGATTCTTCTCATCTGAAGAAAAAATCTCAATGAATTGAGTGGGTTTTAAGGTTTTTAAAAATTGACCAATTGTTATTAGTGACATAGTGTTTTCTCCTACTTATGTATTTATTATAACACAACAAACATAGAATGTCAATTAGAATTTTCTTCATTCTGTTTGTTTTTTATTTCTTCTAGAATTCTTTGAGACTCTGCCTTCACAACTTCCTCATAAGAGAAGTATTTATATCTTATATCATTCACAGATACTTTGCCTCTGAGAAAAACATAGTTGTGCTTAGGATTAACAACTTCTAAATATTTACCCCATGAAGATTGATTTTCTGAATATTCATGAACACTGCACCACATCTTGTAGTGTTCTGAGTGTCTTAGCATCATGTAGTTACTATAAACTATGATGAGATTTCTCTTCTTTTTAAAGTAACAATCAGCAATGTTTCCTTCTTCATCAACTTCTCTTAGAATATATACTGTTCCAAGTTTTCTTGCTAACTTTGATTTAATCCAGTCAATAATTTTCATTTGTTTTCCTCACTCAATTTCTCAACTAAGAATCTCATTAGTTTAGAATCAATTACAAAGTAGTTAGGCTGATTTGGACCGAAATTAAAGGCAATGACACCACTTGAAAGTCTTTGAGAAAACTTTTCTTGATTGTTCTTTTCAATCCAATCCTTCTTAATTGATATAGAGTCTTTGTCACTCAACACAGTTTTACATTCAATAAGAAGTGATGCGTCATGTTGAACAACATCACCCTTACGAAACTTACCACTTCCAGAACTTGACTGTTGCTGAGCATTTAATAGTTTGCATACTGACTTTTCATGAATGTCTGAGAAGTATCGTGTTGACTCTTTATTTACTGACATCTTCCCACAGTCCTGTCTTTATAATAGTTTCTTTAGACTCAGTTAAGTCCTCAAGATTATATTTATTATTTTCTTTATTGAGGTCATTGTTGTGTTTTGAGTATCTTTTCCAAGCAACCATCATGTCACCTTTAAGTTGTGATTCTTTTCTAACTTTTTCTCCTGAAGGATAATGGGTTGTTCTAACAGGAATGTCTGACCATGTGAGTTCAAAATATCCAAGATTAGGTCTCTCTTTAATTTTTTCTTTAAAGCAATCTTCACTGATATATGAAATCCAGCCTGTTGTTACATATTTAGTTGGCTTTCCAGTTTCTATACACACTAACATAGATTTATCTGCATAGTAATCAATGATATCTGAAAACTCATCTGATATTACTTTAGGCACCCCATAATCATACCAACGAAGAGTTCCATACTTCTCTTTGATTTGTGTGATAACATATTTATCAAGATAATCTGCCTTCAATAAACACTTCTTAATCTTTTCACACATTTCAATTCCAAATGATTCTCTCCATGGTGTAGGCATGTCGTAATCTAACTCAGTATAAGTGTAATCATAGTCAATAGGAACTTGTCCACTAAATCTGTTTCTTACTAAAAGAAATGGAAATTCTTTAATCAATTTTTTATTTTTCTTGATTAATTCTTTATCTTCTTTTGAATATTTGTGAAAAATGTTTTTAATCTTCCACAGAAGACGCTTAATTTTCAACTTTAGTTTTCTCATTAGTTGATGTTACCTCCACTACTCTTTAAGTCTTTTGATTCAGACAATTCTTTATCCACTTCGTCTTCTGTTTCTTTAATAGAGTTTGCAAGGTCAAGTGCTTCACTCTCATATTGTTTCAAGTTCTTTTTTGCAATATAAATTGAAACATAATTCGCCTCATCAGGAAATAAGTAGTAAGGATAAGGCTGAAGACTTAAAGGATTTGCTGGCACATGTTCAATGATAACAACATCAGAGTTGTCATCAGGACTAAAGATTGTGCAGAGATTTCCTGCTTCAATCAGAATCTTAACCTGCTGAGCAACCTTGATGTAAAGTTCATCACCAAATCTTTCTTTTGTAAATAGAATTCTATTAACAATGTTCATTCTATTCTGCCTCTTTTTGAAGGTCAATTCCAAATCTTTCTTCAATACTTGTGTTTAACATTTTTTCAAATGCAACAATGTTTGCGTCTTCTTTAATTCTTAATTTGTCATAGACCTTGGTATAAAGTTTCTTCCAAATATCAGGATTTGCATCAAAGAATGGACGAAGATTCTTTCTACCTCTGATTTTAATATCTTTACCATTAACATCTTTCATTACTTCACCAGTATCTGGGTCTAAGATGAGATAACTGCCTTGAACACTATTATCAATGAATCCAAAATGAGTTGCAACATCGAGAGTATCCTCAAGAATATCAACACCTCTGTCATAATTAAGATGCATATAACCTAATTTTCTATCCCACTTACAAACTTTTGTTTTAAGAACTGCAACTTCAATTAGATTTCCTGCGGGGGAGTCAGCATTCTTTGTTAGTTTATTTCCATCTTCATCAAAGAATTCTCCTCTTTTAAACATGAGACGAACTGAGCATTGATGCTTCCAAGCACGACCACCTGGAGTAACCAAGAAGTCCCCATAACCACTCACGTTTTCTCTGACTTGATTGATTCCAATAAGAGTTGCCTTATATTTTCGCAATACTCCTACAATTGTGTTTGCAAATCGAGTTAGAGATGCCGCCACACCCCCCATTTGTTTCTTTTCCATGGACTCTTCAGCAATTTGTTGTGGAACTAATGTCGCAATTGAGTCAAAAACAAGAAGACCAATCTCACCTGTCTTTAACATACTGATTGCCATGTCAAAGATTTGTTCCGCACTTTGTGCCTCTGGACGAATCAAGATTGTTGACACTTTTGCATTTGCACTCATGTCATATCCCATTTTCTTTGCCCAGATTGGGTCAGCAGTTCCTTCATTGTCAAGATAAACAATTGCTCGTGGCTTATCAGAATTTCTCTTAATCTCTTCTCTTTGATAAGACGCCGCTGTTAAGAAGGCGGTTGTTGTTTTTCCACTTGATTCCGGTCCACTGAACTCAACCATACGACCTTCAGGAATACCTCCATAAATGCAAAAATCAAATGAAGGAGAACCTAGTGATAGAATGCCATCAACATCTAGTGATTCAACACCAACTTTAACAACACCGTCTCCAAAATCCTTTTTAATTTTCTTTAATACATCAGATAATGTTAGTTCAGCCATAATTTTTTCCTTTCAAATTATTTGTCAAATTCAAGACATAGATTTATATAATGCTCTTCTATATCTTTCAATGATTCTGTTACAATTTCAATAGATGCTTTACATAAAGCGTGTTCATAATATTTTTCTTTGAGCCAATCTTTAAATAAATGGTCCTTGTATAGAGTTATTGTATCCAATGTATTGTGCCACCATTGATACTCAATCTCTTTTACAAACTCATTTGCACCATTTTCTAAATACCATGCACGAGGCTCATATTTAATTTCAAATCTCTGTTCATAAAGATATTCAATAATGTCTTGAAGGTCTTCATCAATGACATATTCAAAGTCTTTGGTGTTTACATTAGCACCATTATATTGCTCATTATTAAAACTAAAGTGTAAATCATATCTCATAATTATTCCTCTGTTACCTCTCTATTTGTTGAAGTGAATCTTCCATTGCCATACATTGATAGTTGTTCCTCTGTCATTCTGTGAGTTATAATTTTTCTCAGTGTATTCATCATATCTTTACCAGAGTCTATCTTGCCTTTAACAACCTTATATGCATGGTCGTAAATGCTTGATACAATCGTTTCATATTGAGCGTCAATTTCTGCTTGTGCTTGAAGTTCAGCAACTGTGGTCTTGTTTTTGCCTGTTCCTGATTCTTTTACTTGATTTGATAAGTAACTCTTTGAATAAACTTCTTTAGATGCACTTTTAGACATGTCTGCAAAAACACTTATCTGCTCAAGTTTTTCAATCATGAAGTAAATCATATTGCTCAACTCAAGATAATACTGCTCTAAAATATCTGTAGTTGCATTTTTGTTTTTGATACATTCAATATACAAATCACTCATTAAATTATCAAGTGATTCAGAATATTTTTTAACTACCTGAATGACAGTTGAGTTAAAATAATCAACATTTGTCTCAGTGTCATTCATTAACTTTTGAACTTTTTCAACATCTGTTGATTTTAAAAATGTTTCATTTCCTGACATCTAATTTCCTCCTAACTTTGTGAGAACGCTATAATCACTGTCTAAAAACACACGCTTCTTGACAGATGGTATTGTCACTATATCATACACTTTTTCTCCTACCATCTTCACATTAATTGACTTTTTTCCATCATTTTTCATCTTCATTACTTCTGTAACAGATATCCATGCAACAGTGTCGTGGTCAACCCACCACACAATAACACCAGGAAATACACCTTTAATGTCTTTGTAATCAACTAATTTTTCAAACTGAGTAAGATTAGTAAATGAAAGAGTGTTTCCATGAATGCTTTTACATTCAATTAAAAATAAATTTGGATAATTATAGCCAATAAAATCACAGATGTTAGAAGAGTATCCAGCATAATTTGAAACTTGGTCAGGAAGGCGAAGAAGAAAAGAGGCAGGAACTGTCCTAGCCCAATCTTCACGAAACTTTGCCTCAAATTGTTTTCCTCTATTTACTGCCATCTTGTCTCCTTAGAATAAACTAGGCTTTACAATAGCATCATCTGTGCTTCTGTCTTTGAAGGTCAAATAATCATACTGTCTGCCGACAACATTTTCACAAGGTGCTATATACTTAAATGAAGTTGATAATCTTGTTTCATGAACTCTTCTTCCACTTAAAGCACCTGTGTCAGCATGAGACTTTTCTAAGACTCCATCACCTTGCCATCTTTTGCTGTGCCTCATATAAGCAATCAGTTTGACATGTGATGTTCTAATATAAATAACTCTTTCTTGCTTTGCAAACAAGTCACAAACATACTCAAGCAATTTTACAGCAACTCCAAGACCTTGATAGTCTGGAAGAACAACAAGTCTGTGAACTCTCCAAGCAGGATGTTTCAGACCTGCAACACCGGGTTGTGGAAGTATAGCACACATTCCGACAACCTCATCATTTAGATATGCAACAAACATTTTACTTGCAATATTTAAATCTGCACTTAAATAGTGATGTTGTTTAAAAATGTTCCAAATTTCGCGTTTGTTTTGTTTTTCATAGATTTGTAACTCAAATTTTCGCTGAAGTAACCCCCTTGTGTCATATAGTGCTTCATCATCAAGGTCGATAACATAGTCTGGACAAAGCACATCTATGAAATCCTTGTGACAAGACACAAAGACACAACTGTGTAAGTTATTTTTTCTGATGTATTTACTAACTGATTTTGATGTTGACATAGCAACATTTCTATCAACTGTAGATGTAAACTCATCAATTACACAGCCACTTTTTAGCCTACGGGCCAGGTCAGCACGGAAACCTTCTCCAACGCTGAGAACACTACGAGGTTTGCACCAAGTTGGAATACTGTTTAGTCCAACAGCACCAAGTTTCTCTACTGCTTCATCAGACGATGAAAAGTTAGAGATAATGGCTTTTGAATTATTCCATTCAATTTTTTCTTCTTCACCAAAGAATTTACTAAAGGTTGATTTACCAGACCCACTAGCCCCTGTGATAACAAGAACTTTAAAGTCAAGATTCTTAATAATTTCATTTAACTTAAAAGGATAGAACTTAATTTCACCTGTGAAGTCATAATCAAAGAAGTTGTTTGTTTTTAGTGTTGCCTCATCAAGTTGCACTTTAGATACCAGTGGAGTAGTCTCTCTGTGCAGGTCACAAATCTTAATAATATCTTTCTTGTAATCATCATTTGAGAATAGATTAGTTGAATAGATATCAAGACTTGTTTCAATTGGTTGTGTCTTACTCATATGAACCTCTTTTCTTTACCATTAAGCACTAACAATACATTCTGGTAAAATGTTTTTAATGTTAGGACGGTCAATAATAATCGCTCTCTTGTTACCAAAATTAAGAGTGATGTATTGGTCATTATTTGTTTCTAGAGTGATTCTGAAGTCATTTGTATCAAGAACAAACTCATAAGACTCATCAGAATTATAAGCACTTACTGTTGAGATTTGTTCATAGTTATTTCTACGAGTATCATAGATTACAAGACCTTCTCTTGAGAAATTCATATAGGTATAAAGTGTAACAACATTTGTCTTATCAAACAATGATAGACGATTGATTGCATCCAATACTGCTCTTTTTTCAACTACAACACTGCGAGCAAATTGTGAAGAAGCAAGACCACGAATTGCATCAACAGGAACACTGTTAATCAATGAACTGTCTGATGATAGAATGGTTGTAATCTCAACATCTTTGTCTTTGAAACGAGCCTTTGTCTGAATAGTGTTATTTGATGTCACATCAGCCCCAAGAGTAAACTCAACTTCATCAGAAAGAAATAGTTTGAATAACTTAACAATCTTCTCAGTTAGAAGTAGTTTGATTGGTTTTTGAAGAGTGAAAGAGTTTACACACGCACCATTAGTAAATGTGATTGCACCTTTCTCATCAATATAAAACATTTTTTGAACAATCTTCTTGATTCCACTCTTTTGAAGTTCTTTACTGTTGAACTTTAAAACACTTTGAAGAATCTCATTTGAAATAGTGAAATTGCTTGTGACTTCACCAATATTAATCTTTGGCAACTGAACAAGTTTGTCATGTTCAAAAATCAAAGGAATTCTGTAATTACCATTTGATTTGATGACAAGTGAATTGTCTTTGATTGTCATTTGCATGTCTGCTGTAGTAAGTTTGGAAATGAGATTTAAAAATAGTGACGCATTTACAACAGCATGAAACTCACTATCATCATCAACATCAATAGTCACCGTTACATAATACTCATTGTTTGTAACATTAAGATGAAGTTTCTTGTTAATTGTCTCCAGTTCTAGAGTTTCACTAACTAATACAACGCCAGACGAATCAACTGCCTCTAAAATCTTCTTGCATACTTCTTGAAACTGAGTTACTTTTATAATCATTTGTTTGTTCCTTTCAATAATTATTTTTTATGTGTTATCTCTACACACTTTATATTATACACTTTTTAATTCTATCTGTCAACTACATTATAATTTCTGATTTATAGATGACTCCACGAAGACTGTCAATCTCTAATTCAGTGTGATTATCACAAAGAACTTTAAATGCTTTCTCATCAGACATCTTAGCAGTTAATTTCTTGTATTCTGCTTGTAAAGATGCTGTCATTTCATCTGCATACCAATGAGATACAATATAGGTATCACACTTCATTGGAACTTTCATATAAGGTTTTGCAGTGTCTGCCATGACCTTAGACAGTCTTTCAGCAACCTCTTCAGCATTCTCTTTAGGGCACTCACCCATTAATTCATCATGCACTGTAAGAAGCATTTTGAATCCAAGTTCTTTTAATACAGGGTCTCTATGAATGTTGAGCATTGCCATCTTAGTAAGAGTGGCCGCACCACCTTGAACAATAGCGTTGACTGATTGTCTTTCTGCCTGTGCAATCTTGTTTGTATTTGCTTGAATCTTAATTCCTTCATTCTCAGCAACCAATCTGAGTTCTTCAAAGTCTTTGTAAGAACGAATGTTTTTTGTTAAAGCAAGATATTCATTGATAAGTTTATCATTATCACTCTTGTTCTCACAGCCTAAGAATGGATTAAAGTTTTCAAGATTGACTTCACCATTATCTTTATTTAACACTTCTACAACATAAGGTTGTAATAGAATATCAGGCAATCTTCTTCGTCTTCCATAGAAGTCTTCTACATAGCCCGTTGTCTTAACATGTTCATAAACACTGTCAATCCATTTCTTTACTTTTGGAAATGACCTGTAGAATCTATCAATAATTTCTTGACCTTCTTTTGCAGTCTTGTTTATTTGTTCGCCAATTGACTTAGCACCACGACCATATAGTAGTCCTAATAGAACTGATTTTGCTTGAACACGACGCTCTTTACCTACCTTGTTTTGATGTGTCTTTTTTCCTGTAATTACTTCTTTTCCTTCAATGATTAGTTTTGTTCCTGAGGAATAGAACTCAAGATTGTCTTCATAGTTATTGTTATACATACTCTGAGCAATAACAGCATACAAGTCTTTATCTTCTTCATATGCTTTAAGCATGTTTTCATCTTGAGAGTAGTGAGCGGTAAGTCTTGGTTCTTGAGATGAAAAGTCTCCACCTACAAACATATAACCATCACGAGCCTTGAACATCAAGCGAATTTCTCTATTATGAGATGGAATGTTCTGCATGTTTGGTTCACTTGAACTAAATCTACCCGTATCTGTTCCTAACTGATTAAAGTAACAGTGAAGTCTATTGTCTTTTTTGTTAAGCATTGTAGGAAGTTTATCAACATAAGTATCAATCAGTTTTGTTAGTCCACGATATTCAAGAATAAGATTACATAATGGAATATCATTTTGTTCTGTAATAAGAGTTAGAATCTCTTCACCTGTTCCTCTTGATTTTAGTTTATCTACTGATTTTACTTTAAGAACATCATATAGCAGAATAGCGAGTTGAGTAGGACTGCCAAAGTTAATTGGCTCTGTGAGTTTACTTGCAAGTTTTGAGCCTTCTGATGATAATTTCCATGCATCAATGATTGAACGATACTTGTCAATTTCTTTATTGATTTGTTCATTTACTATCTTCAATTTCTCATGATATTTAACACTTAGTTTTTCAGTGTAAGATAAGTCAAGTTCAATTCCAGCCAATTCCATATCAGCAGTAACTTCAACCAGTGGGCTCTCTAGTGTCATGAGAAGATTTAAAACATGTTCTGTGTCAGAATTGTTTTCAAAGAATTTCTTTTGCCATCTATATAACTCATCTGTCATGAAAGCATCAGTCGCCGCATAAAGAGCAAAAATATCAGGGTCAACCCACGCATATTGCACATTTTCAAATAGATGGTCAATAGCATACTTCTCTTGATTTGAGTCAATTTTATCAATGTATTGATTCTTAAGACCTGCAGAGCGTTCATTCTCATCAATAAGTCTGGCCGCAATCATGGTATCCCAATATGCAACTAACTCAACTCCAGTGGTGCATTTAATGACTTGAGTGTCAAACTTAGCGTTATGCATGATGATTTTAACATTTTTTAAACGCAATAATTCATCTCTGATATCATTCTCAGTGAGTTGCCAAGAAAGTCTTTCACCTGTTTGATAGTTGATATGATTTAGAGGAACATATACTTGCTTATGACCTTTTGTAAAAAAGCAAGGTCCCATCAATAGACAAGTTAAAGGGTCAAGACTGTTGTTAGTTTCTGTGTCAATTACAATCTCACCGTTCTTAATAGCAAGATTGAAAAAATCAGTCAACTGCTGTCTTGATTTAACAACCATGATATTATCTCTAAATTGTCCTAAGATTTTGAGAACATTTTCAGTAATTAAAGAAAGTCTGTCTTCAACAGACAGTTTCTTTGACTTAATTTGTTTCTCAACCACAACCTGTAAATCTTTAGGATTTGAAATCTTATCAATGATTTTCTTTATTTTGTCAGGGGTGCTGACTACAGTAAACTCAGCACCCCATAGACTTTCTAATGCTGTCATTGTTTGCACCTATTGATTAATAGGTATAGCGACGAGGTCTTTGTGAGGTTGGGTCAGACTCTGTTGGTTGAGTTGATTGAGTTGCAGATGCTGGATTTGGAGCCACATAAGGAGTGGTTGTTACAGTAGATTGAACAGGTGCTCCTGTGGTTGTTTGTTGAACATATCCGCCGGTTTGAGTTTGAGTAATGACTGGTTGAGATGGAGTAGGAACTGCTGGTGCAATTGTAGATGTTGCAGTCTTTTGCTTTTCAGGAAATTTTCCTGTTGTCAAGAAAATACGCATCTCATCAGCAGTCTTCTCAGTATAGAAGAACTTGTTGATTTCAAAGTTATCAAAATCAGTGAAGTTTTTCACATAGATGTTTTCTTTGTAAATTGCAGGATTTGCATAAAGAATGTCATAAGTGGTTTTAGTATCACCTTTTTTGCCACGACGCTTAATCTTGAATACACTGTCTGCCAAAGGACCATACTCTTTGAAATAGTTTTCAAGAGTTTTACTGAAGTATGCGGGTCTTTCCCAAATCTTCGCTTGAAATTGAACATGACCACTTGCATCAGTTGTGTATTGAATGATTTTGACAAACATCTTATCATAAACACGATTTCCTGCTTCACATAGTGGACACTTGCTAAGAGGTTCATTTCCAGTTCTTAGACAACTAACACGCTTTTGTTTTCCTTCTACTTCAATTGCATGAACAGTTGCAATGTGAAAGTCTTCCACACTGTCATAAGCAAATCGAACAACTGCTTCATCTCCATCATCCTTCAAAGCAAAGAATGATACTTTGTAATCTTTGTCACCAGAGTTTTGGTTTGATTCTTTTTGAACATAGGTCGAATAATCTAGTCTTGCCATAATTTGTAATTTCTCCTTTTTAAATTTTTTGAGTTTTTTCTCATTTTAATTATACAGTTTATTTTCTAGGCTGTCAATACTAATTTATCAAATTCTTCTTTTGTTAAGTCATTGACATCTTTTCCTCTTGGAATTTTTATAACATTTATTAGTGCACCCTTATCTTCAAGATGTTTTATAAAGTTTGCTGTTCCCTTATCGCCAGGAGTGTCACCATCAAAGCACAGATTATAAACTCTTATTCCTGATTTTGATAGTATTTCATATTGAGTCTTTGAACCTGTTCCAAATAGTGCAACAGCAGGATAACCCCATGACCATAAAGTTAGTGCGTTTATTTGTGATTCACAGATGTATACACTTGTTATATTCTGACTCTTAATGAAGTTGAGAAGATAAACAGGCTTTTCTTTGTCCTCATCAATAAGAAACATCTTATTTTCAACACTTCTTTTTGTGAGCATTAAAAGTTTGCCTTTTTCATCCCACACAGGAAACACAATACATTTTGTTTCTGTATCATATCTTATCTTGAATCTTTCAATAATCTCACTAGACAACTTTCTTTTTGTCATGTAAGGATGATAATTTTGAAGTGTATCTAGAATCTTCTCATCTAAATAATCAACTTTATGACGCTTTAAATCAATTGGAAGAAGTTGTGCTTTTCTTTCAACAAGTGTGTTACCATATCTTTCAAGTAACCACTCTTTTCCAAAATCTTGATTTGCATTAAAACATTCACCAACAAACTTAGTTAATGGACCAGTTTCTCCACAAGTGAAGCATTTGAACCATCCATATTCAATTGTTGGCTCATCTCCACAATATATTCCACATGATGGATGCGATTCTTTACCATCTTTATGAAAAGGACATGTTACAACTACATTGTCATGCTTTTCATGATATGTAGCAAGTTTTCCTGTTGTTATTTCAGATTTAATTTGTTTTAAAATCTTAACAATAGGAGTATCAATAAGACGATTGTTAATAATTAGATTCATTAGAACACTTCCTTACCTGTGGACTCAACATCATATCTTCCAGAGTAGTTTTCACTGTGATTAGATGCCAACTCATCTTCAGCCTCAGGAATGTATACAAACATGCCAGTATTGAAATCAACTTTATATGAAATTGTTTTACCATTCTCACTGTCTCTAGATTTAACAAGTGTTAGTTTAATGATATCATCTTTTTTCTCTAGAAATATGATTGAGGTTGAGTCTTGTCCAATTCTGTCAGACTGAGCAATTTGAGTGGTGTCAACTTTTCCTGTTTCATTTATAGTTCTGTTTTGCTGAGACACACTAATGATAGGAATCTTCTTCATGACCTGCAGATTCTTCAAGTCTCTTGATATGTTGGCAGCCCTTTCAACAGGATTCTTTGCTTTTCTATCGTCTTCAAGCAATGAGTGTTGGTCAACAAATAGAATGTCTAATTTTTCTTTTTCAATGAATGTTCTAAGTGAGTTTACACCACCAGGACCATCAATCATTGTGGGTGTTAGAACCTTAAGAGAGCCGGTATATTTTTTAGGTAGTTCATCTATATATTTCTTGTAATCATTTTGAACTGCAATGTTTCCATGGGTTAGACTTCCATTTGAAAGATGTCCAATCAATGTGTCAATACGATATCCAATCTTTCTCTCACTCATTTCACCTGAGTAGATTCCAACTCTTAGACCTTGCTGAACTGATGCAACAGCACTCTTTAATAGAATCCAGGTTTTACCATAATTAGTTCTTGCAACAATTGTTCCAAGTTCTTCTTCTCTGTCCCAACCACCCATAATTTTATCAAGTTCATCAAAACCTGTGCTGATGTAGAACTTCTGAAAGTCTTTTGTTCTTTCAACATACGCATCATATCGAGAGGTGTCTTTTAAAATGTCTACACATTGCAATGCAACACCCGTGGATAGAGTTGAAGAAGAATCTTTAAATAGATTCATTGCCTCATCTGTCTTGCTGTCCATGAGCAGTGTTCTAATCTTATTAAACACGGTGGCTAGATTTCTAGTATTCTTATCTGCAATCAACTCTGATAGAAGATATGAGTTCTTTTCTTCTACATTGATAATCTCAAAATCAGAGAATCTATTTAAGAATGATTCTGTATCTGGAATATTTCCATATCTGCTAAGATGATTTTTAATGAAAGTAAACTCATCTACATACTCAGAAAAATAATCTTCATTTAGATTGTTCAGCACAATGAAGGAAGTGTCTTTTTCTTTAAGTATTCTATTTAACGCTTGTAATTGTATCATCTACATTTCCTTTCCTGCAAACAAATCAATATTATATTCCACGCTTGTCAGCACCATTTAACTCAATGTCCTGACTGAGATTAACTATTCTTGAGTAAAGCCTATCTCCCAGTGATTTATGCATCTCTAGAGCAGTGAGGTTTGATGTAAAGATGTTTGATTTGCCTTCTGCTATTCGAGCCTCAATCATACTATAAAGATGTTCTGACTCAAATATAGAGGTCTGTTTTGTGGCAATATCATCCCAAATAATAATATCAGCAGTTAGCATATTTTCTTTGATGTGAGCGACATAATCACTTCTATCTGAAATGTTTTCTTTTAGTGCTAGTAGAAATCTAGGAACATTGATAAACAATGCTTTACATCTTAGAGATGATTTGAGCCATATTTTATTGAAATAGGTTTGAACAAAACGAAGTGCCCAACTTGATTTACCATTTCCTGTGTTAGTCGAGTGAATATATAGATTCTTTCCTTGTGCAATAAAATCTTCAATGTTATTTTCTATGTTTTTTAATTTTATGAAAGCATCTTCATCAGTGCCGTCCGCATCAATACACAATGCAACATGTTTTCTTTGTTGAGCCGAAATTAATGCTTCTTTATATAAGTAATCAAGTTTAAAAAGTCTCATGCAGAAGTCTCCACAATCCTTTTGATTACATTCATTTTTTAACCAACATTCTTTGTTTTCAGTCATTATTTTCTCTCTCCACCTATCTTGTTATACAATATTTTTATAGGTCTGTGCTGTATTTTGATTTATCTAGAGTTAAATGAACATCTCTTTTATCATTGAGCCAAGCAGTTTTAATAAACGCATGAGTTGAATCAGTTCTAGTTGCAATGACAAATGTTACATCACGATAAGTGTCATAAGGAACTCTAACAACAAACTTAGTTACATGCCAACCTGGTCCAAACTTATAGTAATCCTTACTGAGTTCAATCTCAAAAGGGTCAACTTGATTTTTCTTTAATGAGTCAATTGCAGACATAATCTTTGTCTTTTCTAGACAATGTTTTTTGTCAAATGTGTCAACATGTTGCTCTTCAAAGTGTTTTGAAAGTTCAACTGTCTGTATATTTTTTTGAATATTACGAACATCTTCAAATGCAAATTCTGGAACAAATACTTCTGAATGAAATAATTTACTATACATTTTATACCTCACAATGTTATTTATCTAACTCTATTATACACTTTTTTTAATTATCTGTCAACAAAAGAAACAAAGTCTTTAGTAAACTTTGTCTCCAACAGTGTCAGCAGTTGCTCTCTTCTGAGTAGTGACACGAGGTTGTTTATCTTGAATTGATTTTTTAATTTGGTTATCTTTTTCATAGACAGATATTGCCCACTGACAATCACGATAACCTTGTATGGTTGCTATTTGAACAAGTCTAAGAGCAAGGTCTAAGTCACCTTTAGTATAAGAATTCAAAGTGTCTTGAAACAGTTTTACTGACGCATTAGACAGATAGTTTCCTTTAGGACTTGCAAAGATGGCATCTACCCAATCTCTGAGGGCTGTAAGCAGTTCATAATTAGACACTTGAATAGAGTTTTTTAAAGCAGTGATAACAGCCTGTCTCTTTGATTCTTTAGGGTCTTTTTTATTGAGTCCTCCAAGTTTTCTTGATAAGTCATCAATCAGTATAACATCTTCACTTGTGATTATTGAAGCATACATCTTAGTATCAACTTTAATGATGTCAGGATTGTCTTGATGCTTAAATAGAATGCCTACCTGAGCAAGTTTTGAATCTATTCTAAGTTGCTCTTCAATAGACAAAGTAGTTCTCATGAACACATATTTTCGGTCAAGTTTAAAGTATTCCTTATCAATCAACTTATCTTTGTTTCGTGCCTTTTCAAAGATACTTAAAAGTTCCGTCATGTATACCGCTGTATTTAAACCAAAGATTTGTGCGGTTTTAATGTTATAACTTATATAGTTGTTTGAATTAAGAAGTTCAATTAACATAAAATATCAACCACCTTTTTATTCTTTGACAAACTTGAAATAACCTTATTAACAAATCTAGATAGTTGTTTTCTATCATCAAGGTCCTTTATCTTTTCAATTGCATGAATAACATCAGAAGACTCCACTTGATATGCTTCACTGAAGTAGGTCACATAGTCATCTCCAAGTTGTCTCATTTGAGCCATTAATTTTCTCAAAGAAAACTCAGAACGATAACTAACCTTTTTAGTCATCTTGACTTCTACTTGTTTTTCTTCTTCAAAATCTTCAATGTTCTCTTCACTGTCATTCTTTTCAAAGTCATCTGATTCAATAATATCTGAGTCTGAAAAGTCTTCGTCATCAATATTGTCAGAATTAAGTTCTTGACTCTCATCATCATTTTCTCCATCTTCAGTTGTAATGTTGTCTGAATCATCATCTTCAGCACTAACTCTTGTAATAGTTTTTATTCCTCTAAAAGTGTCACCATAACAAATGATGTCAACAACAATACTATTGAAAATAAGACCTTTTGATATTAGATAGTTAATGACTTCTAAACATTGGTCATCATCTTCTTTAATATCATTTGTGCTTAGAAGACTATAGACCTCCGCTGTTTGGCCGAATGTCTCAATCTGTCTGTCAATTGAGTCTGTGATGTAGTTAATCTTACGCTTGTCCATGTTATAATACTGATAGTATCTCATGCGAGTTGAATAGATACAGCGATTGATTACTTTGTCTGGTCCTTGTGGGTCATTATATAGTTTATTATTAGGGTCTGTCCATTTACGATATTTAAAAGCAACAAAGAAAGACTCCGCCAACCAACTTGTGAAGTCACTTATTTCAAGTCTAGCACTTCTTGATGTCTTGTAGAACTTGTAGACATTATTCCAATATCTAAGCATTAAAGCAGAGAAGTAGTAACTCTTTTCAGGCTCCTTATGCTCATACTTTAGATATAAATTGGCTAATAGATTTTTGTCCATAGTCTGCCAATCAGAAATGTTGTTTGCACTTTGTAGGTATGATTTTTTAATATCTTCAAGCATTAGCATCTCCTCCCTTGAAATTTTCATGTATAACACCTTTCATTTTATTGATGTTTTTCATTAGGATAATTTGGTGAACACAATATTATATCTTTGACCATCTTTACGAAAGAACCAGCCCTTGTATTCATCATGATATCCACGACACTTCTTGTAAATATACTTACGATAACCAATTTCAGGAACCTCAATGATTCCAATAGGTTTCTTTGTTACTTGAACCTTAGATGTTAAATCTTGTCTTTGTTCATTAGACAGTCTGTAGGTTCTTGTAATATTATACCCAAGGGCAGAGCCTACTTTTTGAGCAACTTGCTTCCAACCTGCTCCATGACAATCACCTTTTTCATTATAGGCATGACACAATTCATGAACAATAGTGTTTTTAGTTTCTTCAATACTACGCACACCAGCAAGAACACGACTAATTCTGATAACAGCATTTCTTGATGTTGAAGATGTCTTGTAACAAGTTCCAGCAGTGCGAACAGCCTTAGATAATTCAACAGAAATATTCATTGGAGACTTTCCAAGAATCTCAGCAACTTTAGTATTGAAGTGATAAACATATTGACTAATTTCTCTGTCTGTCATTCTAATTACCCCTTTTCATGAGTGATATCTCTACACTATCTATTATATCACTAAATCAATCATTTGTCAAGGACAATGAGGTTTTGCAAAAAAAACTCATCTAGATAAATTTGAGTGAATTTCCTTTTTTCCGTCATGTAAAACCTCAGCGGTAAAGTAAAATGTTCCCATTTCAAGAACTTCAATGAGTTTAATAAAGTCTTTCTGTGTCAATTCAATTCCATCAAATTGATGATAATTTGTAATGCTAATAATTTTATACACATCTTATCTTCCTTTCATTCTATCATATACACTAATTATACAGTTAAAAAATAAAATTGTCAACAATTTTTTTATCTTGCTGAACAATTTTGTCTTTGTGTTTGATTTTAACTACTTCTTCTTGAGAAAAGTTTTCTTATATTTAGCGTATTCTGCATCTCTAATCTTAATAAGTTCTGGTGTAAGGTCTCCCTCACTTTGTAACCAATCTAGTGGAACTTCATAGCAAGGAATTTTTCCATTTGTTCCTACTCTGATTTCACTTATTACTCTTGAGCCATCATATGAATATAAATCGGGCTTGTTTCTGTCACAGCAGAAAAATACATAACACTTATCTCTTCGCACATCCATCTTGCTAATGAGAACTTTTTGGTCCCAATATCGTGGTTGCCAAATACAGGTTGCTTTCATGTTAATTTCTCCTTTCATTTAAAAACTAACAGATTCTAGTTCAACAATAATATACAACTAATTCTAATGTTCACAACAAATTTTTAAATTTCTTCCATTAAATATTTTCTGAGTCTATCTACACCATGCTGACCAATCTTATCATCAATAACATAATCACTGATGGCTTGTTTAGTATAAACAATATCTCTTACTCTCTCATCAACTGAGTCTTTGCAGATTAGATTGTATATAAAAACAGATTTACTTGTTCCAATTCTATAGATTCTGTCTTGACTCTGCTCAAACTCACCCCATGTCCAAGGAGTGTCAATAAAAATCATATAGTTGGCCGCAGTCAGTGTGATTCCTGTTCCTGCTTTTTGCCAGGTTCCAATAAAAACCTTACAAGAAGATTCTGTTTGAAACTTTGTCTTGACCGCTTCAACATCTTCTTCTCTTGTGTCGCCTGTCATTATAGCAGGATTGAACTCTGATAGCAATTCTTTTAATTGATTAACAGTCTCTTTAAAAGTTGAGAAGATAACAACCTTGTCACCATTACTTATAATCTGTTCTGCAAGGTCTACGGCCCTCTCAATCTTACTTGAAGTAACTTCACTTGATGTTAAAATGCTAGGACATGCTGTAGACTGTCTCAATCTTGTAATCATGGCAAGAACTGATTGTGTTGTCAGTTTTACCTTGTCAACCTCACTTTTAATTCCTTTTCTGACATCATCATAGAACTTTCTATGTTTATCATTCATATCAACATACTCAGTAATAATTGTTTTTGGTGGCAAATTCAATAAATCTTTAGTTCTTCTGAGTGAACATGAGTTAAGATGATTCTTTAATATATTCATGTTTTTAACACCTGTCACTTGATTAGTATCTGAAAATTCACAGTAGAAGTGTTTAAATGTTGTTAGTGTTGATTGTTCTTCACCTATCCATGCTAGAGGAACATATGCATCTAGTGGATTATTTAATAAAAGAGTTCCGGTGGCACCAATTCTATATTTTGCTTTTGTTAATTTAAGAAGATTTTTACCTTGTTGACTTTGATTTGATTTTGCTTTGTGAATCTCATCAACAACAATCATGTTAATGTCATTCTTTCCTTTTTTAATCGCGTTTAAAACATCATCACTTCTCAGTGTTTCAATGTTTGTAATAATAAAGAACTCATCAATAGATTCCTTAATTTGCTCCGCTCTTTTATCAACAGAGTCAATTACTGCTGAACCTGTTCTAGTCTTTCTTTCTCCAAGAATCATGCAACTCAGATTAGAATGCTTTTCAATCTCACTCTTCCAATTTGTCTTAAGAGATGCAATGCCACAAATAATCAGACAGTGCTTCAATCCTCTTGTTTCTTTCAACTCTTCTGCTATATGTATGATTTGTGCTGTTTTACCAAGCCCTGGTGCATCTAAAAGCAACCATCTATCTTTATTCAGTCCAAATTTAATACCTTCCATTTGATAATCAAATGGGTCTAATTTGTATCTCAATGTAGGCTCAATATCAGAGATATCTTTTTCATCAGACATGAGATGCAGTTCAATATTATCATAGTAAACAAGATTATCAATTATATAAGAAAGACTGTTGATTGGAAGTTCCCACTCTAAAGATTTCTTATCAAAGAAGTAAGCATCACAATTCTTAATTAAATTGATGATTTCTTTATGATATGAAAAAGAAAGAAATAAAGACGTTATTCCTGGTAACTTCTCACATTTATCTTCTCTTATTCTTATCATTTTGGCTCTTCAAGTTTTATTCTGTTCTTATAGATTGTTGTCTCATATTCTTCATCAAAGTCGGTTTTTGTATCATATGATGTTGTAAATGTCATTGTTGTTTCAACTTCAAATGCAACACCACAATTCTCACAATCAAATTCCTCATGTGTATTTAATGTGTCACCATTAAAAAACTCTATTGAACCATTCTCATCTCTGATAATATCTCTTGGTTTTCCAATTAGTGAATTTGGAAATATTATCTCTGCGGGCAGATATTCATAACCACATTTTGGACATTTTATTACAGCAAAATTTTTATTTTTCATCTATTTCTTACCTTCACTCATTTTTATATTATGATTAGTAAAAGAACTCATAGTAGGTAGAACCACCATTACCTCCATTACCTCCACCACCAATTTTAAATGCTCCTCCACCTCCGCCAGAACCTTTAGAACCATTTAGTCCTGAAGAACCTGAACTTCCACCATTACCTCCATTAGCATACAGTGAGGCACCTCCACCACCTCCACCGCCTGAGTAACCTGTTCCACCTGATTTTTGTGAGAAATGCTTTTGATTTACTCCATACCAGTCATGAGGATTGTTTGTAGAGTGAAATGTTTTTGATGTCATATTGCTCCCATCATTATGCATCCTTCCTCCAGATACTCCGGAATATGCTCCACTTGAAACTGATAATGAAGATTTATATCTAAAGAAATAATTATTATCATGAATACTTGAAATTTCAAATGAACCTCCAGTTCCTAATTTATTATTTCCTCCATTTCCTGCACCTTTTCCTCCAAATACTCTAAGTAGTTCTAAATAAGAAGTTCCTGAATTAAATAATAAATTTGTAGTTCCTCCATCTGTTCCATCGTTATTTCCAGTTCCACCAAGACCTCTGGCACCAACATTAAAAAGATAGGAGGCTCCTTCCTGTTCTAATAATTTATCTAAATTTAATATCAAAAACACAAAACCTCCTGAGCCTCCGCCATTACCAGAGTATAATCCTTCATCGGCTCCGCCTCCACCACCTGCACCTTGAAGATTCATAATTAGTCTACTAGGAACAACTCCATCTTTAAAATATGTAGAATAAAATTTATTTGATATTTGAGTATCTTCATAGATAAATAATAATTCAAGATATGTTGGATATTTTCTTATTCTTAATTGATGAGCAGAGAAAAAATCACCTGATGTGTAAATAGGACCATCTGTCATAAATTGAGGTTTATAACCTCTTTTTGTCCAACGCTGTGTTATTCCATTCTGATAATAAGGAAGAGTGTGAGAAACAACACTTGTGTCTTCTGCATAATTAAATCCATACCCTGGATATTCTAGAATAACATAATACCCACCAAATGATTTAGGAGTTCCTTTTAGTGTTTCATCATTTTTTGTATATCCACTCAAAGAAGCAAGAGTTGAACTTTCATAAATTGGACAAAGGTCTCTAACTAAAATATCTTCTTCACCCTCTTTTGTATAAAATGATGATATTCCAGTTGCTGTTGCAGAGGCTGTTCCTCCTTCACCATTAAACTGTATTTCAATAAAAGGCATATTACTCCTCCTTTAACTTTTTAATTTCTTCTTTTAGCATCTTAACTTCTTCAATAAGAAGATAAACTAATTTGCTTTCTGATATTGATAAATATCCTTTTTCATCTTCTTTAACTAACTCTGGAAATTTTTCCTGAAGTTCCTGAGCAATGAAACCAATAGCATGAATACCTGATTCTTTATAATCAAACTCTCTAACAGTTAAATCAAGAATTGAATCATGATACTTATAGTCAACAATATTTTCTTTTAATCTTCTATCAGATGTTGCATAGAAATTTGTTGCTGTCACTGTGTTCGCTGTCAATGCACCACCAACCATTGAAATTCCTGTGTTACGCTTTAATGTAGTTGTTGCACCACTTGTAACACCTATTGGATAAAGAGTGCTTGAAACATCGGAAGTTGTTGTTGCATTTGTTGCGGAGCCTCCGTCTGTAGTTGAACCCGCCCTGTTTGGAAAATCACTAACTTGTGATTTAGTAATGCTGATATCTTGTGAAGTGATTGAAATCTTCCCATCTGTTTCAGACCAAGCACTAATTGTCTTATTCGCACCAAAGGTTGTTGTTCCTGTTACATCAAGAGTTCCTAAGGCGGCTGCCACTGCGGTTCCTGTTACAGCAACTGTTCCTGTTGATGAGTATGTATTTGTCTTATCACTGATTTGAGATGATGTAATACTAATGTTTTGAGATGTAATTGATACAATGCCATCTGTTTCTGACCAAGCACTGATTGTTTTTCCTGCTCCAAAGGTTGTTGTTCCTGTTGCATCTAATGCTTGAATATTTGCAGTTGTTGCAAGAGTTCCTGAAACAGGTAAAGTAACAGAGGTGTCTCCACTTGTGGCTAATGTCAAAGTATTAGTTCCTGTTCCGAGATTAATCACACCCGTAGTTCCTGCAAGACTTAAACTATTTGCAAGAGTTAACTTTGTTCCCGCTCCTGCAAGTTCTTTATTTGCATCGGAGACTTTTAAGATTCTATCTTCACCAGATGCAGTTAATGTAATTGCATTATCATTTGAAACAGTTAAATTTTTGTTAACTGTTGCTGTTGCTGTTCCTGCAAGAGTAACTGAATCATTAACTGTTAATGTTTTTCCATTTGCAATTGTAAGTGTTGAGCCTGTTGTAGGAGCAGTGATTGCAACTTTGTTAATTGATGTTGCAGTTGCAACTCCTAATGAAGGAGTTGTAAGAGTTGGACTTGTAAGAGTCTTATTTGTTAATGTTTGAGAAAAATCTTTGAATACAAATTCATCATTTTCTGTTAATGCTGGAAGTGTTATCGTTCTATTTTCAGGCAGTTCTGAAACAGCAAAGTCATAAGTATGATTTGATGATGTATCATTAATTTTAGGAGTGGTTAAAGTTTTACTAGTTAGTGTTTGATTATTACTTGTTCCAACCATTGTTCCTGAAACAAGAACTGCTGTCCCATTATCTGGACCCTGAATGATTGTTGAACTTGTTCCTGCTGACCTAACTGTAACTGGTCCTGTATATGTTGAAACTGCTCCAATTGTTAGTCCTACATTATCTACTAATGTTTTTCCATCTGCAATGTCAAGTGTTCCTGTTGTTGTATCAACAGTAAGTCCATTAATTTTACCTACAGTTAAAAGATTTGTATCAAATTCATTTGATATCGCTTTAGATTGAACAACACCAGACTTAACATTACTTATCTCAGATGATGCCTTTTTAAGCATACTTGATTCTGGAACTGACCATACACCTCCAACATTCTCAAGTATCTTGAATGAATAGATATCTGTTCCTGTTTCTTCCGTCTCTGTTAATGATAGACCAATGAAGTCTCCATCTGCTGTGCCAGAGTCAAGAATATTTCCTGCTCCAACAACAGGTCTTAATACAGGAGCAGTGTCAACAGTGTTTGGTTTAGTAGGGTCATCTGTTGCAACATTGACAAGTTTAATTTTTGCCCAAATGTTGCTTGTGAAACTTGAAAGATATGGTGCCATCTTGATTGTAAATAAGTATCCTTTTAATCTAACTGTGATTGTCTTATCTACTCCTGCACTATCATATTCAACAACAAAAGAATGATGCTCACTACTTGCAATAGAAGCAAATGAAGTTAGATTTTGCTCTGTGGTTAATCTTGAGCCTGGATTGAAAACAACATTTCCAGTGGTGTCATATTTTCCTCTAAATGCTGATGGGAATAATTTTATATCTTGACTTTTTACATAACTCATAATTATTTCTCCTTATATAATTGCAATGGTAGCATTTCCAACTGTTATTGTCCATATAACAAGATAGTTAGTTTGTCCATCACCTATGATAGGGTTTTCACCTAAATCAACTTCTGCAAAGACTTGAGCATTGTCACTTGCAACACCATACAAACGAAACTTAGTTGTTGGAGTAGTTGTGCTTATTTGTGTAAATGGTATTAAGAATTCAAATCTCACAGAAGCACTATCTAAATTCTTTGTAATGACTGGATTGTTGTAAGAGATAAAAGATGTTGTTGTAGGAACAGGAGTGAGTGATGCATCAAATCCTCTTATGTATTGAGGCATTCCAGAGGTAGCATTTATCTTTGCAATACATTGAACAATTAAATCAAAGAAAGGAACCTTTCCTGAATTATGTTTCTGTGTTTTTTTGTCTACTTTTCCTGTTACTGCATTAATTTTTTTAATTGTAACATTGCCTTGAAGGGCTATTGTTACAGGCTCTTTAGAATCTACAACTGATTCTTTTTTTGTGTTATTCATTTCTATCTCCTTTATTATTAATTTCCATCAATATAATCTTTACCTGATTGAGAGTCATTAATGTCCTCAGCAGTAGGTTCTCCAGTTACTAATGATGTGTTTGTATAAGAGTCAATTCTTGAGAATTGTTGACTTGTTCCACTGATGCTAACTTGTTGATTTTCCATTGCAAAACTTTCATCAATTAGATTTTGACCTAGGTCTCTAGCATAAATTTCATAAACAAATCCTGCTGGTAAGATATAATTTAGCATGTCTTCAAGAAGTATAATATCGGATAATTCTGCAGGAACATAAATCTTTACTGTATAAGGCTTCTCAGTTGTGTTTACAACAAAGTTTTCTCTTATGTTTTGAGACTTTAGAAGCATACTAATGCACTCTTCTATTGCCTTTCTTGTTCCTTTTTTACTCATTATTTTTTTGAAACTACTTACTAGAGCAAATATGTTTTCTGAGTTGTAGTTGTGCTTTGATTCAAACCCAAGGGTTTTTGCTATTAAATCTAAAAATCTTTCATCGACATTTTTTGACAGAGGAACATTTACAATTTCATCTACACTCATTTTTGAGTAATTTAAAACCGCATCATAGATTCTACTTATTAATTGATAATCTCTTGACTCTTTACTGTAGATGCTTGGAGTCATTTTTATTGTGCTAATAATCATATTGTTCCTCCATTACACCATTGATGACCTTACAATGCTTATAGTTGAGCCATCAACATCAATTTGTGATAATGTGAATTGATTTGCAAGATTGTTGTAATCAAACAATGCATAAGGAGTAGACAAGTCTTCAATCTCAATTAAATGAGAGTTGTCAAGAGTTGCTATATAGTTAAATATATCTCTCTCTTCAGCACCAGAACCTCTAGTTGATAATTCACTAATTCTTGCCAATAGAGAGGTTGTCAAAACAGTTTTATCTGTATCACTAAATCCAAATCTTGAGTAATTTAAATCATTGATTGGTGTTATTTTACCAATGATGATACTATCATTTGTGCTTTCTAATGCTGTCCCTGCAATTGTAATACTAAGACTTGAAACAGTTCCTGTTAGTTGAATGATGTTTAATCCTGAAACTAATACACCATCTGAGCCTGCCTGATTGTATTTATTAACTGCTCCTCCACCAACTGCGGAAACAGTAATAGAGGCAACAGTTGAGCCACTTTCTGACTTATTCCAATAGAAAAGTATAAGTGTATCTTTGTCACTTAATTTAACAAGAGGAAGAGATAGTGTTGCTGTGTAATCTTTGACCTCATAAACAATTAATTCATTTTCACTATTCTTAACAAGAGTCTCTGGCATAATTCCTTTATTATAAAGATATGCAGATGCTAGTCTTTCTTCTGTAATACTCTGGTCTGTAAAAACAGTAACCTTAAGGTCAATATCTACACCACCAGAACGCTGTAAAGGTATATTAAGATTGAAGAATGTGTTGTTTGTGCCGTCTTTTGTAACTACAACTGAAGTCTGAGGAATTCCACTTGAATTTGTGTAGTCAAATGTTATGGTGTGATTTGAAAGTATTTCTTGTGATAGAGTTGAACTTGTGTTTATATCAAGTCTTGAGTTAATTAACCATTCATTTCCTACAATACTGTATTGAGGAATATCAATAAAATCAGATGAATCTGATTCTTTATATTGAATTGTCTCTGTTATAGCAATTGAAATTGGGGTGTTTGTAATGTTTGTTGAAACATCAGAAATCTTAATTGTTGAGCCTTCTCCAATTGTATATATGGCCATCTCTTGAATTGTTAAATTGTTATCAGTAAAATTAATTGTTTTCCAATCAATACTAGAAAAGGCGGCTAAACCTTTATCATTAATATTTTCTGAACTAATTAAATTTGCCCTGTCTAGTGTCCATGTATTTTTTGATTCTGCTTCAGTTACTACATTTTGTAATTTTAATTTTGTTCCTGAGCCTAGAATAACTAACTCAGTCATTGCATCATCTGTGTATAGAAAAGACTCTCCTTCAGAAAGAGTTATTTCTTTTTCATTTGTCTTGAACAGTGTGTTTGAAGGATTCTTTCTTTCATCCAGTAACCAATAACATTTCCAAGTTGTTTCTAGTGTTGAAGTAATAAAATCTCTTATCTCAATTGTTTCTTTTGCTGTTAGTGTTGCCATATTCAGCGGAGTTCCATTGAAACTCTTAAGTATTTTTGCTCTATTGTCTGTTGAGGTATTAGTTAAAGTAAAATTACTTACTCTGATTATTGTTCCTTCCGGATAAGTTATGTTCCTTTCTACATCATTTGTATCTGTGTAGTTTATCTTTAATTCTTCATTTGTTTTTAATTGATATTCAATTCCAGGCAAAACATCTCCACCTGTGTAGTGAAAGTTAATATATACTGGATAGGTTACAACAGTGGTTAGATTAGGTCCAATTAATTGAACAATCTCATTTTCTCTAAGTTTATATCCTGACTCAATAGAAGCCTCTGAAATAACAACCTCTGTTGTCATTCTTTCTAGATAATTAATGACAGATGGTTTTCCTGTAACAACTGTTTGAAAGAACTCAAACTCAAAATCACTATAATAGTCAAATAATGATATTCTTCCAGCAACAATATTCTTTGCAAGAAGTTTTTGATGCTCACTTGAGTTTGAAACAACTGCATTATAGTTAATCTCAGATGCATCAACATTGGCCTTCATTATCTTTGTTGTGAGTTTTGGCTCATCTAGACTAACATTTTTAATTCTTGAATCTGCAGTTTGAATAACTTTTAAAATAGTATCAAAAGGAATCTCATAGCCATAGTCAACTTCTCTAGCATTGAAATTCTTATATAAAGCAAGTTTAATATTTCCAATAATAGAAGATGCCTCAGAAGGAGTAACCTTTCTTGTTGTAGTTATTCTTGCATTAAGATTGTAGTAATTTTTATATAAATAGTTGTCAGTTTCATCTAACTCTTTCATGCTGTGAGAAATCGTTTTAACTTCATCTAGTCTATTATTAAAGTAGTTACTGTCAATAACCTTTCTCTTAAAAGATTTATAGTATGATGCTGAGTCATAGTTTGATTTTATGCTATTAAGTGGATAAACACATAAATCAAATGGAGTTATCTTTGTTGTGTCTTCATTTGAAACTGAGAACTGCCCAAACTCACTAAAAGTAACAACTGTGTTTGCATAGTTAATATCAGTTCTTCTGTCCGACACTTGAACATTTGAAACCTCAAAGTTGTTTGAACTGTCTACAAGTCTATAAATAAAGTTTGCATAGTCACGAGAGGTAACAAGAGTTGTAAATGTTCCTACAACCTTTTTAAAATTGTTATACGCCTCATCTATGGTCTCAGGATTTTTACCATTTCCAGATGCTGAGTTATTTGTCATAACTAAATCTGAAAGAACAACCGGAAGTTTTGATTTGTCTGCACCTGTTGTCCAAACTGTAAATGATGTTAGGTCTGTTGTGTTGTAAAGTTTGTTTAAAAGATTTGCCTTAATGTTTCCATCAGAACCTCTTGTTATAATATACTTAATGTCTAAACCAACACCAATGAGTGAAGCAATATCTTTTGGAAATTCAATGTAAGGTAAATTCTTTACAGAATCAAAGCCAAATTTAAAGCACTTTGTTCCAGGAACTTCAGTTGATAAATTGTCAACTCTGTCCCATAAGTTATTAGGCTCATCTTCTTTTGAGATATATATTCCATTAACTGCAACAAATCTTTCTGAAAAGAATATTCTATTGTTATCATCTAGATTTGTAATCTGAACAAGACTTGAATCAGTTCCTCTAAGATATTTTAAAGTTCCTTCAATTGCAGGCTTTGTTATAGAAACTCCTCTTGATGTCAATTCAACACGGTCAAGAAGAACATAGGTAGATGTAATATCTGTTCCTGTCACAACAGTGCTGTATGCAGGAAGAGTGATTGACATACTACCTGAAATCTCACTCATTAAACCTCTATACATGAAAGTAACATCTGTAGTTGCAGAGTTGTAATAGCCCATTTCATAGCCATTCATTTCACTCAGTTTTCTCATGGAAGATTCTTGAGTTGCAGAAGGCATAAATGCTTCTAAAATATTTTTGTCAATATTATAATTTGTCTTATCTCCAATGAAGGCAAGCAACTTTAAAAGAACAACACCTGGGTCACTCTCATTAGATGTTGAGGGGTCCCACTTGTTGGTTAGTTTTTTAGCCAGTTCTAGTAATTCTGGATAAATGGTAGCAAAGTCTTTATTTGTATAAGATTTATTTGCTATGATTAGTTCATTCTCATTAATCATGTTTTATTGCTCTCCTTCTTGAAATATTACAATGTTAAATAAATCTGTTGTAAAATCTAATCTATTAATACATTTTATTCTTGCATATAAAGTATACTTATCTTGAATAATTGTAATGTCGTTTCTCTTGACATTTAGTTGAGGCATGAAAACTGCAATCTGAGTATAAATCTCATCAATAATAATATCTCTCAGTGCTAATGTGTTTTGCTCAAATGTATATCTCTTCAATCTAATTCCAAAGAAAGGGTCACTCAAAAACTCTCCTTTTTCTGTTGAAAGAAGAGATTTTAAATTTCTTAGTGTGGCCTCTTTGTTTTCAATTACTCTTGTTGAGTTTGAATTAAACATGCTTGGAAATGAGATTGATTTCATCTAGTTAACTCCTTATTCTGTTATAGTGTATGAATCTGTTCCAATTCCTGAATCTGTTCTTCCAGATATTGATGCATAAGCATCAACAATAATCTCATAAGGATAAAAACCAGGGTCAGGAAAGGCCATATTTATTTCAAGTTCAAATCCAGAGGCTCTTATTTCTCTATCTACCCATGAACCTCCCTGAACTCTTGTCCAAATTCTTGCAGATAATGAGTCATTGTTTCTTACTGTAAAATATAGTGTTCCTGGTGTAGGTGTCCAGTATGTATCAAAAACTGTTGGAGTTGCAACAGGTCCTTCACTTTTAAATGTAACTGTTCCACCTTTAAATGTTATTGTCCCCGTCTTAAATGTTATTTGTCCCATAGATATCTCCTTTTATTTCATTAATTATGTCATCATTTAATTTAGCACTAAATATTATTGAACCAAACTGTGTAATTGATTTCATGATGTCTCAATCTCACTTTTCTGAGTCTCAAGAATATTAATTTCTTCTCTCCACACTTTTCTTTGTGCTTTCAGTGTCTCAAAGTCATATGGTAGAGGTTCTTCTGAGTCCTTTGCTTCCAAACATTTGAAGACCTTATAATCTGTTGATAGTAAACTCTCTCTTAGATTATTTATCTTAATTTGAATATCAAGAATAAGGTCTTCATTTGTTTTTATTAATTCACTTTCTACTGCACCAATAAAGACTACTTCTTCATTAACTATACCATGATAGCCAACTTGAATGTCTTGTATACTTTCTAATTCAATCTCTGAATCTGTCTCATCTTCTTTAATAAGACCTATTCTTATGAATCTGTTAAATGTATCTAACTGATAATAATATTTCATTTTATTCTCCTTAATCTAATTGAAGTGCTATAAATCTACCATTAAGAGTGGTTCCTAGACTTGAAACAGAAGTTCTAACACCAAGATATAAAGTTCTTGTTACTCCTGTTCCTGCATAAACAGTGCCTTGAAAACTAATTGGACGATTTGTGCCAGTTGCTGTATATGAAGGACCAGTTACAAAACTTCCTGCTGAGCCTGATGCTAGTGTTGATGCAGTATAATAAGTAAATCCATTTAATGCTGTTCCTGTTGCGGTGCTGTTTATATAACCTGTTGCACTGATGGTTGGAACAACACTTGTTGTTGTGTCACTGAAGAATACTCCAATTCCAGGAGTTCCAGATGTTCCTCCATATGTCATAGAGTATCTTCCGGCAAATGAAATATAATATGTTTTTCCTTGAACAAGATTGAATGAGCCAACACTTGTAAAAGATGTGTTGTTTACTTGTGCAGATACCGCCGCACTTAATACAGTTGGCTTAGTATTTAATTGAGTTTGAATAGCAGAGGTTACACCACTGACATAACCAATTTCAGTGCTGGTAGTTGTTGCGACTGCAACTTTACCACTTCCATCAGAAACTAATGCTCTTGATGCTGTTAAGTTTGATGTTGCAATTGTAGTTGCTCCGCCTGTAATTGTTGCTTGTTTAGTTCCTAGTTGAGTTTGAATAGCAGATGTTACACCTTTAACATAAGATAATTCTGTTAGTGATGGATAAGTTGCTGTTGACAGTGACGCTAATGTAGATGTGTCTGTGAAATATGCAATTTGATTGGAAGTTCCTGTTCCTGAAACGCCTCCACCAAGTGGTGTTGTAGAACCATTTACATAAAGACCGCCGGACTTGATTTCAAGTCTTGTATTTGCTCCATCTTTAAATGTGAGAACATTGGCAACTGCATCATCTATTGTCCAAGTTGATGAACCTGTTCCAACATTGAGTGCAGTTCCAGAGATTGCTCCCGCACTGAACTCTCCACTTGCTCCTCTTTTTACAATTGTATTTACTGTGTTAGCAGAGGTTGCAGTGTTTACTCCTGTGTATGCTGAATCCCAGTTAGTGTTTGTTACACCTGTTAATGCAAGTGTCGCTGAGGCTCTATTTAAAGCAACAGCAGTAGTTCCTATATTTACTGTTGAGTTACCTAAAACTGTTGAAGGAATTGTTC